GTGCTCTTCCGATCTAGAACATCTCCAGATCAAGAGTTAACGCTAGGACAAAAGGCTCGTGTGGGCGGGAAGTTAGCCACTGATATGGCTTTAGCTGCTATAGGCGGTAAAGCTACTTTAGGAGCTGCTGCACCTATCATGTCCACTGGTCTACAAGGGCTTAAACAAGCAGCCACACAGACAGGTAAGGCTGTTGGTATAGATGCGCTACTAGGTTCTGAGGCAACAGCAGCAGACAAAGTGCTTGTTGATAAGCAAATTCCTTCTGCGTCTGATTTAGTTGTTGGTGCAGCTCAAGGTGGACTACCTGGGTTAGCTGCTAGGGGGCCTAAAGATTTTGCTGGTGGTATTAAGGCACGAGAAAATATTCTTAAAGACCTCAATACAGAAAGCTTAAATCGCCTTAATGAACGCATTCAGACACATAAAGAAGCTGGAGCTGGAAATCCTTTAGGTGCTGCTAAGTCTGATCTTCAAAATGAGATTGGTTTCTATAGAACTGAAAACAGTCCGCTACTTAAAGATATTGCTGAAAAAACGGGACACACAGATACTACAAAAGTTTCTCTTGATAACGCAATTGATGCAGTTAAAGAAAATAGACCTGTTCCAGAGAAAACACTTGAACAACTTACAAATACTTTAGGTGGAACGTATCACGGAGATAATTTACTTCGGTTGCTTTCAGATCATGAGGCTTTGAATAAAGTAAATGATTTAAGTCAAAGTAGCTTGAGTAACTCAAAGCTTGGTCAAGTTATAAAACCATTTGGTAAGTGGCCTGCTTCTGGTTTAGATTTAGGTGCGCTTGCTGTAATTGCAAACGGTTTAAGTGGCGCACATTTACCTTACTTTGGCGCAATAGAACCAACAACTGCTGCTGCTTTGCTAGGAGCGCAGACTGCTGGTTACCTTGGTATGAAAGGTATTGATAGACTTACTGGTGCTTCTGACATCAATAGTCTTGTTAACAAAGTTAGTCAGAAATCTGGTGGAGATACTGGCGCACAAATTACCTCAACGCCATATCAACTATTGGATCAAATTAAAGCATCTAAGAACCAAGAGTTCCGTAATGCTGCTAAAGATATGCAGCTTAAACTCAAGCAAGATGTAGCAGAACAACGGAAAGCTTCTCAAGATTTTAGAACTGCTGCTAAAGAAGATATTCAGTCAAATAAAGCAGAACAGAAAGCTGCTGATCAAAAGCTACGTGAAGAACGCTATAAACTGAATGTTATGCGCGCAAGTGAAAATCAGGCTCCATTAGCTTCTGATGCTTCACTAGCATTACGTTCAGCAAAACTACGTCAAGAGCTGGAAGCTCAGAATGCTCCACCGACTTCATCAGATGCTACTTTAGCACTAAGAACGGCAAAGCTACGTCAAGAACTAGAAGCACAAAACGCTGCTCCTAACTCATCTGATGCGTCTTTGGCTTTGCGATTAGCTAAATTTAAGCAAGATAAAGCTAATGAAGTTCTTCGTAATGTAGGCCGTCAGAAAGACATTATGCTTCGTAGTCAAGAAGCATCTTCAAGTCCTACTGCACTAGCTTTAGCTGTAGCAAGATTAAAGCAAGCTGGTGAGGCTGCTCAAGCTCCAGAAGTAAGCATTGGTCCTTCTCAAAATGTACCGTTACCAGAACTAGTGTCCTCTGATGCAAGACTTGCTCTTAAAGTTGCTAAACTTAAGCAAGCTAATCAAGCTAAGATTGAAAAAACAAAAATAGCTCAAGAAAACAAAGCAGCTAATGAAGCAAAGAAAGCACAAGCTGCTCAAGAAAAACAAGCTAAGACTGAAGCCAGAGCTAAAGTAAAAGCTCAAAAGCAGAAAGAAGCTGCATCTGATGTAATCGAAGACGGCGACTATTACATGGTCAAGGTTAGAGGTATGGAAATCAGACAACCAAAAGATGGTATTGAGCGTCCTGCTGGTTGGGCTAGAGCTACTCGTGATACTATTGAATACCGTGGTGGTGTTATTGATGAAATGAAGAAAGCGGCTCCTAGTTTATCAAGTGAACTAAGAACTCTTGAAGGTGTTTGGTCTAATAAGACACGCACACCGAAAGGTGGTGTTGAACATTTTTATGATTTCGTCGAACAACATGCTCCTGATGTTCAAAAGAAACTTAAGTCTATCTTCAACAAACATGAAGCAAAGTTGAAAGAAGGATGGACAAAATCAAAATAATCCACATCGGTGACGGTCGTTACGTTCACAAGACTGAGGAGGGGGTGTTTGAACCCCTTCCACCTCCACCTCTAAAAGGTCGTCCATACAAATACAATAAAGAACGGTGGGCAGCCGTAGAGAAAGTCCCCTCTCACAGTAGACCTAACAAGAAAAACGAAAAGGCTATACTAAAGGCTACTTTGCCAGGATACATAGAGTATTCACTATTCTTTCATTCCTTCAAAACTAAATATGGGTTCATTGGACGAAAAGTTGGTCACCCTTGGGGTTACCGTGAAGGCAAACTTGCTGAACTACAAAAAGAAGCAGCAAAACAGGTTCAAAAAGATATGGAAAACATCAAGAAGAAACTGGAGTTAGATGAGGTAGCAGAAGAGGCCATGGTAGGCGCTCTTACTGTTCTCCGTAATCCCAACTCACAGCAGACGAAACTAACGGCTGCTAAATTGCTTCTGGAGTTCAGCAAAACGAAACCAGTAGCAAAGTCTGAGGTCAGCGTTAATGCTGCCGAAGCATGGTTAGCAAGCCTAGCAGATGACAACAGCAAAGATTAAAGCAGTAAGACAGCGACTATACGACGACTTCTCGTTCTACTCCAAAAGCGCCATCAGAATAAGAACTAAGCAAGCTGAAGTAACACCCTTAGTTCTCAATGCGCCGCAAAGTAAACTCCACGAAGCCATAGAAGCACAAAGGCGCACCACAGGTAAGGTACGCATTGTTATCCTTAAGGCTCGACAACAAGGCTTCTCTACTTACGTCCATGGGCGCATGTATTGGACGCTCAGTCAACGCCATGCACGAAAAGGACTTGTTGTAGCTCACCAAGCAGATAGTACTCGCACATTGTTCGATATGTACAAGCGCACCCATAAGGAGATGCCTGACTTATTGAAACCAGCGACACTGTATAGTTCACGTAAAGAGCTTGTGTTTAGTCAGCTTGACACAGGTATACAGGTGGCAACTGCTGGTGGCGATAGTATCTCTCGTGGAGAAACGTTCACCGACGCACATCTATCTGAGGTGGCCTTCTGGCCGAAGGCGACAGCCGCTGAAAACCTTAACGCACTTCTCCAGTCTATACCTGATGAAAGGGACACATCCATCTACGTAGAAAGTACTGCCAATGGTATGTCTGGTGTGTTCTATGACCTCTGGTGTGGTGCTGTAGATGGGACTAACGGTTTCATACCGTTCTTCAGTCCTTGGTTTGACAGTCCTGAGTATACTGTGGATGTAACAGATGCTTTTGAGAGAACATATGAAGAAGAGGAACTTGTCTCTCAATATGGGCTGTCAGACGGCCAACTTATGTTTAGGCGGCGTCGAATAGCACAGACTGGCCGCGAGAAGTTCCTCCAAGAATATCCATCGAACGCTGAAGAAGCCTTTATTGCTTCTGGTAGACCAGTGTTCAACCCAGATCAGATCCATCGTTTCATGCAGGAGGCTGAAGAGCCGCTATACCGCATGGCATTAGAAGGTGAAGCCTTTGAGAAGCATCCAAGGGGTGAACTTAAAGTCTGGAGAGAACATGAGGGTTCAGAGCGTTATTTCATAGGGGCTGACGTAGCCATAGGCATCAAGGACGGTGACTATAGTGTTGCCCAAATCCTCGACAGTCAGAAACGACTGGTTGCCTCATGGAGGTCACATGTACACCCTGATTACTTTGCTGATGTTCTTTTCGCTCTTGGGCATTACTACAATGAAGCCCGTATATGTGTCGAAAACAACAACCACGGCTTACTCACGGCGATAAGGCTAGGGCGAGACTTAGCGTATCCAAATACCTACACTGAGATTGGCGAAGGTCAGCTTAACGACCGCGACAGTTTCACCATTGGCTTTAGAACTACCTCCAAATCGAAACCACTAATCATTGATAGACTCAGAGCTGCGCTCCGTGAGGATGAAATGTGGATCTCCGACAAGACTACTTTGCAAGAGATGCTTCAGTACCTTGTGACTGAGAGCGGCTCTATGGAGGCAGAGGAGGGCTGTCATGACGATACTGTTATGGCGCTTGCTATGGCTAACCATATCCATGACGGGAAGTT